CCAGTTGTCCAGAGAAACATCATTTCCATAAGTATTATGGAAAACTCGTTTAACCTCCTCTCTAATGATAGGAATCATTATCTCCCTTATATCCTCTTTAGTCAACTTTAGTTCGTTGTGGATATAGTTCTTTACTTCTCTGTATCTATATTTACTCATAATAATTATCCAATAAGTTTACGATCTTGTTTATTCCTCCTCCGTTATTATACATCCTAATAACACACCTAGATATTTCATTCCAAGTTCGGAAACATGGTACACAATTTGTTTTTCTATATCTAACAATCTTCTATTAGCGTAACCAATAAACACCAACTCTTCCCAATCATCATCAGGATGATTAACAATATACCAGTTACGATAAACTTTGTATCTATTTCTTTTTATTATACCACGCTCAAACCCTATAGCGTGTTCCATTTTTTCTATCTGTCTTAATGATAATTTTACATCATCCATAGCACTAATGTATAAATTCGTCCAATACCTTCTTTACAAGTTCATAGCGTGGTAATGCCAATATTTTATCATCATAGTGATTGTCATAAACATACTGATTCAAGTTGTCAATAAACCCATCACCGTCAAGACCTTCATCACAATCATCAAACATGTTAAGTTCATAGGCTAATTGGGTGCAATCACAGTGACTAACCCAATCATAAACACGATCATCACAAACATTGGTCTGTCTGTTATATTTTTCTCCAATGTGTATTACTTCACCGCAAAATTCACATCTATGCTCTTTGCGAGCGATAGGAGTTTTATTTATTAATACTTTTATCATTTTAATTCATTAATTAAAGCATCAGCACAAGCAATTGCAAACCGAGCAATGCTTATAGGTATTGTATGTTTCTCTCCTTTCTTGTAATCTGCTTCCGAACAAGCGTAACCAATTTCTGTATTGTCACTTAAAATCCCTTGCATTGCGGATTTAGCCAGTTCGTATCTACGCTGTTCCCAGTCAATAGCTGAAAAATCAAGTTCGCATTCCTTGAATACCATGTTATCACATACATATAAATAATCTCTGCTATGTTGAGAGTTGATGTTTAATTGGGGAGTTACATCCACCAAAACCCCTGTTGATTTTATTCTTGCTTTCATATTTAATCGAAATACATTACTTTCTTACCTATACATACTTTGAACCTTGAAAAACATTCGCTATGTTGTGTGATATTGTTAGGATTATATTTGTTAACAAAACATCCAGTACGTTTATGGTATCTGACACAAGCATTTTCAGGAGATTTAGCCAATATCTCTTTTTCATCTCTAAAATCAAAAAACAAATTATCTCTGTATGATACCTTATACCACTTAACTTGGTTTCTTATCTTTTTAAAATACTTTGCTTTCATTATTCCTCCTTTGTTTTAATATCCGTTACTTTGCCACGATTGACAAAAAAGAAACATGCCATCACATCACACAGGTATGATCCATGCTTCATCTCACACTCTTCGCATTCTTTACACAATGAACATTCACTGCAATCGAAATTTATATTGGACACATCAATCAGTTCAATCATTTCATGCAGCACTCCGTCTATTATTATTCCGTTATTTATTTCCATATTGTCTAATTAATTTGATTGCTAATAGAGGGTCTTTACCTCCTATTTGATTGATTAGCTTTGTAAATTTGTCCACTCTGCCATAGTGTCTAACGCAAATAGCATTTGCCTTCATCGAGCGTCCTAATCCGTATAAATACTCCATGCGTGCATTTCTACGGATATTCTTCATTATCTTTTTTGCTTGTCTTAATTTCATATCTCAGTCTCCTTTCTGTTTAATCCGTTCAAGTACATCCCTGTTGGCTTCTAATATTTCATCGAAAGACGGGATGGGCATATAAGCGACAACAACATTATAAGTATATCCAGTTCCATATATGAGCCAAGATTTATTATTCTTATTATATTGAGCTACGTATACCACTCTATTGTCAAGAACGACTAAATATTCTTTGTTTTCTTCCGGCAACCGTTCCTTCACACTTACCCACGGAGATTGCTTGGACTGCCATTCTGCACCGTCCTTAAAGCCATCCAAGTAATACGGCTGATACTCGTCATTGTATATGCTTCTATCTATCACGCAGCTTTCTATTGCTGTAATCCGCAAACGGATGGTAGCGGGAGATAATTTTTCTTCTTCAAGACTTTTTATAAACCTCCTGCAATTATCCATGTTTACCTCATTGGCGTATTCGAAATACTTTTTCATGGATGTGTAATATATATAAACTGTATGAGAAGAGTAATCATTGTTGTCAGTCAGCCATATAATGAAATCATTAAGTTGTTTCTTGTTCTTATCCGAAATGACATCAAGTTTTTCCAAAGGTTTCACCGCCTTTCCCCTTTTTCCATATCCGATGTTGAGATAGGATAATAGATCGCATATAGCTGAACACATTAGCGAATGACGCACCATGACATCTGCATTTTCACGCTTATAAACCAGATAGCCACGACGATTGACATCTTCAGTACGTTCAAGAAAATCCGTTACATATTTGATATATTTCCCGACAGTATCATAAGTTCTGCCTGTTGTGTATAAGTAGGAAATATAATCAGTTAATATCTTCTGCCTGTCATTATTCATAATCTTGTTTAATTAAATTATACCAATCATTGCTATCTTCGAAAAAACATCTGTATCCATTAGCCGTATGTTTGCCTCTCACTTTCCGACATATAGCACTGATCAAAGAAGGAGCCACGCCAATCATCTTACCAGCCGTTTGTATCGAAGGGAATACTCCACATAATTTCTCATCCTTTATCAAAACAACGCTCTTTTTATTCATGCCTGCACCAGTCTTATGCCAAGCCCCACGTCCTTTAGACAGATTTTTTATACTTCTGGCCTTGGAACGTTTTGAATGATAAACCATTTTACGACCCTTGTTGCGAGAAACACAACCTTTTAAAAATCGTCCGGTAATTAAGTCTCTCTCAAATCGCTCAGGCGGTATATATAATTCACTCATTTCTATTTCTGTTTTGAGGGTTATTGTTTTTCTTCATTTTTCAAAAAGCCACTCCGGTCAGGATATACCTTTTGTACCAGTTTCTCCATTTCCTCAATAGCTTTATAGGCATTATTTATATCATCTTCACGATAGGGATTGTTAGGATTATCGCCAAATAAACCATATATGACCTTGTATGAGAGCCTGTGAGCACGTTGCCTATCAATGTATTTTTGCTCACAGGTAGCAGTACCGTCAAGCGTTCCGCCAAGGCTGTTTGTAACAGCCATAAGCCTTGCCAACAATTTCTTTTGAGTTTTATTCATTTCTATATTTTTATGTACTTTTACACATAGAACAAAATCTAAACCTTTTGCAATCCACAGCATTCCTGTGATATCTATCTGCGCATGCAGCAAAGAAAGTGCAGTTATGACAATCTCTTTTAAATTTTTTCTTTTTCTTTACTTTAGGATATTTCATTTCCATTCTTTTATAAATTCAAGTTTGTACCCTAAATACCCCGATTTACCTTCCGCATCCATAGCCCGTCCTGTCAAGTTACCATAAAGTTCATCCATGATAATGTAAAATTTGAACGATTACAACAGAATGTCGGATTGAAGCCTATTCAGAAAAAGAATAAAGGCTTCAAGCTATAGTCTATCATGCACATCACATACATGGAGGACATTTTTTTGTCCCCATGTATATAGAGCCCAAGACTAACTCATGTTATTCCCAAGAAATTACTCATACGGTCAATACACCGTTTCTTTTGATTGAGATTAGGATGGACGTACAGATTAAATGTCGTTGCTACGTTTGAGTGACCGAGTATGACACTGACAGTTTTATAATCACACTGACTTTCAATACATCGGGTCGCAAATGTGTGCCTAAGTCCATGAAAGACCAAGTGGGGAATATCCAATCGTTTTAGCAACCTGCCAAAATAATCACGATAAGAACGAGGCTCTTTAGATTGTGTAGAAGTGCCTACTACGTATGGGGATTGAGATTGTTTCCTTACCATTTTCAACGCTTGGAGAAGCTGTTTGGATATAGGAATCTCACGATAGGAATTCTTGGTTTTTGGGGAAGAGTGAACCCTTTCTGTAGATTTCAACTCACAGTTATATATTCTGCCTACAGTATGCTTCACGATGATTGTCTTTTGTGCAAAATCCACATCTTCCCATTTCAAAGCGCAAACCTCACCAATTCTCATTCCGGTACAGAGAGCCAACAGTACACCTATATTTTGTGGAGTGGGCTGTTCCAGCAAGTGACGCATCAATATACGCTGATGATTTAATGACAATGTTGGCGGCAGTTTGTTTTCTATTTGGGTAGGATATTCGATTTCCCATTCTTCAAAATGGAAAATCCCGTGCTTATTCCCGTATTTGATAACAGATTTGAGCACTGCCACTATATCCCGGACTGTTTTTCTTGCTAATCCGGAAGTACATTTGTCTATCACAAACTGCTGGACATCCTTCTCTGTTATATTTTCCGCAGCGCCAAATCGTGGCAATAGGTGTATCTGTAACGTAAGCTGATAAGCACATAGGGTGGAATGCTTCACTATCGGACGTTTTGCATCACACCAAATCTCGGAAACTTCGTGAAATGTTTTTTTATTGTTCATATTTTGAGAGTTTTGAATTATTTTCCTGATGTCAGGTAAATGGTAATTATTGACAATTAAATTCTATTTGTTATTTTGATATTTTGATTATTTTTTTATTCAAAGATCTGGCATTTTCTTCTGCCCAACAGATGTATTCCATGAAGCCTGTAGCAGGCTTTTCGGGAATCGAATCGTATTTACGATATATGGCACAACGGCGGCAGATGCGATGTATACCGTATTTCCCTTTTGCGCCGTAACATACCACAGGATAACCGTCAGCAGTTTTCATGATTTTCTAAACAAATGACTGAACGCATTATCCAAATCCAGGTCCAAATTCAGTTTGGACGGGAAAGATTTAATGTATTCGTACATCTTATAAGCGAGGTTGTCATCATCACCGCATCTGTCAATCAGTGTGAGTAACATAGCATTCACCATGTCAGAATCATTGCCGAAGTTTTCCTGAGTGGATTCGCTACAATGATTCACATCACTTTTCAATCTTTTTATCGCGGCTATGGCTGTGTTGAAGTTTCTTTTTGAATCGTGTCTGAGTTCAAAGCCTTCCTTCTTGTATTGCTGCTGCATTTCTAGAAGGTTTGTCTCTAAAACGTCCGTGAGGACAAATACGATGTTGGTTATCGTATTCAGTTTGTCAGTTCCTTGCATGATCGTGTATTTTTTACCAATTATTTTATTTGATACAATCTATTTTAAAGCCGTATAATGAATTTTCCTGCATGAAAGTATCAACTACAGGCTTTCTTGTTGAAAATCTTGCCACGGGGCTGGAAATACCGTCTATCGTCTTCTTTCTTCGCTCTGTCAATCCATCTTTGGAATTTGGCGGCTACAAGAGGACAGTGGATGCGTAGGTTCCTGTCGCGTTCCGCTTCCCATTCACGTATCTTTATAAGCGTTTCGGTATTCATGATTCTTTTATTTTGTTTCATTGCTCTTATGTTTTATATATTTCTGATTTACAGATATAAAGTTAGCTAATTTGCCACTTGTAAACAAATATTACTTCTTTTATTCACGCGGCTTTACAATTAATTAACATACTGAGAATCAGGTGTTTATATTATTGCCATTATACTTTAATTGTTCGCTACAAATTAGGCTACCCTCATGGTGATATCAGCATTTTTTTGGCTTTCTCATCTCCAGATTCCGCCCGACGTTTCAATTCGTTGTATAAAGTCAGGGAAGAATAACCTTCGGGCGGAATGAATCTTCTGCCATCTATCTCATCCTGCACCCTTTTCCGGTTTATCGCGTCCAGCTCATGATCCCTTTCGGGCTTGAACTCCTTGAAGAAGGCGTTGCCTATTCTTCTGGCATCGAAAGACGCGAATGAATTGTCATACTTCCCGGCCTTGTAGCGTGCGAAAAACAGCATCAGTTCGGAAAGCTTGTAAGCCTTGACCTGTGAGGCAAATGACTGACAAAAGATTCTTATCCCATCGGCAACGCCCTTTTCTTTGCTGTTGGAAGCCCCGAATATGCCGGACACCTGTATGTCAATCCAATATTCGGAAGAGCCACAGCCGTAAAGCGCATCATACTGCATCAGCGATGGACAGTCTGCCATATAAGCCCTTTCCGGGTTTTGAAGGGCATATCCCCACTGGACCGGTGAAAACACCCTTTCAACCTCAGAACGGTCTTTCCATCTGGTCAGCCAAGCCTTCTTCGAGGTCTCGCTTATGTTGTTGTAGCAAGCTAAGAGCGTAGGCGTTAACTTCCTGTTTGTCTGTATAATTGCGCCTATTGTTGTTTCCATTGTTCCGTTGTTTTTCAAGTTCAATTTTTAGCCATCGGGCAAAATGCGATTTTGCATCTTGGGGTGATTTAACAGTTTCTCCCTCGTTTTGGAGCTTCATAAAGAACTTCTCCAAATAATCATAAAAATCAGGAGGCGCGAAATCCTTATACCCACATAAACGAGTATTCATGCAGACAGCTTCCATCCATGAACTATTCGACTTCAATTCTTCATAGCACTCATCTAGCCCCCTTTCAAAAATCCCAGTCGGAATTTCTTCATACGCGCACGGGGGAGAGAGATAATTATCTTTGTCTTTATCTTTGTCTAATGCGCGTACATTATACTGTAAGGGCTTAGGTTCTACTTTAGGTTCATGGTTAGGTATAAGGTTAGGTTCTACTTTAGGTTCAACTTTAGGTGTCAAATTTTGATAGCTAATCTGATACCTTGTTTTGTCCCGTTGTCCTTTTCCGCCTGATTTGAATGTAATAAGACCCGCCTGAACTAATCTGTTACGTGCTGATTTCATTGAGTTGACCGACACTCCCACGTCAGATGATACCTTTGTATCACTACGCGTCCAGCTATCCACCCAGCCTAAACGATTCGCTGTTTTTAGCAAGTAAAAATAAAGCCTCGTTTCACAGCAGGTAAATTCCCAGTCTTCGTCAAGAGACCAAAACCAATTAATCAGTTCTATATAAGTCATATATTTTTAAATAATGTCCATATCTACTACAGAAGTGTTTTATTATACCAAAAGGATATTACGATAGAAATAAAATAAGCTCTATATTTTCATTGTTTCTATTTGTGGAACTCGGAAACAACTACTCATACAGAGCTA